CAGCCAGGTTTAGTAGAGATACTGCCTGGCTTTGTTGTATCTATGGTGTTGATCTCCGTGCTTTCACGTTGGCAGCCTGGCTCCTCGCCAGCGCGTATGAGTTCGAGTAGAGCTGCTACTCCCTGGTTACTCTCTGGTTTATTAAATAAGTATTGAACAACGCCAATAGTTAATAGGTTTCCAACCTACTAGCCAGAGTATTTGCATATAAATAAGGAACAATGCGAGAACATTTGGGGGGGTATACCCCGAAATCCACCCGCATTTTTTAAGTATATATAAGTTGGGAGTTCGACACACACGCTGAGACAGACAGACATAGATAGGAATAAAAGATTATGGTTAAAAAGGCATTTCAAAACCCAAGCGGAGGATTAAACGATGCGGGTAGAAAACACTTTGGAGTAAAAGCTCCAGTAAGCTCTGGCACAAACCCAAGAAGAATTAGTTTTGCAGCAAGGTTCGCTGGAATGGATGGTGCTATGAAAGACGATAAAGGCAAGCCAACAAGGAAAGCATTAGCTTTAAAAAAATGGGGATTTAGTTCTGTTACCGCTGCTAAAAATTTTGCAAATAAAAATAAAAAAAGTTAACAGATTATGAATAAGAAAATAAAAGATAAAATGATTACTGCAACAGTTTTCCTGGCTGAAGATACGAATGGCATGGTTATCCATTTGAATGGCTTTGACGACACAAAACACGCAGATCATTTTGTAAAAAAATTAATGAAAAATAGTGGGATTGAGTATCAATCAATTTTAGATTGTACTGAACTACCCACACTACACTAGGAGGAATAATGGATAAGATAATAAAATATTGGAATAGTAGAAGCACAAATATAAAAGCGGCTGTAGTAGTTGCTGCGGTTGTTATTGTAATTTCTATAATTTTCTAATGCACATCCAGATCCCTTATACGCCTCGGCCATTACAAGCGAAGCTGCATGAGGATTTGGATAATCATAGATTTGCAGTTTTAAATTGTCATCGTAGATTTGGAAAAACAATACTGGTTATACTTCACTTGATTAGGAAAGCTCTAACCAATGATAAAAAAAACCCCAGGTATTATCTGATCGGGCCAACATTCGTAAGTATAAAGAGGGTTTGTTGGGATTATTTAAAGCAATACGCTGGCTGTATTCCAGGAACGACATTTAACGAAACCGAGTTAAGATGCGACTTCCCCAATGGCGCAAGAATAACATTGATGTCTGGAGAAGATCCAGATCGTATTAGAGGAATTTACGCTGACGGAATTTGTGTCGATGAATGTTCACAGATGAACCCGATACTATGGAACGAAATTTTGCGACCCGCTATCTCTGACAGAAAGGGATTTGCCTATTTTATTTCTACTCCACAAGGAGTGAGTAATATATTTTATGATCTATACCAATACGCTTTGGGGGATCCTAAATGGTTGGCTTATACTGCTAAAGCAAGTGAGACTAAATTAGTCGATCAAGAAGAATTAGACGCTGCTAAAGCTCAGATGGGGGATTCAAAATATCAACAAGAATTTGAGTGCGATTGGATTGCAAATATAAGTGGCTCGATTTATGGAAACATAATTCAAAAGATTGAAGATAAAAAACAAATAAGTCGTATCGCTTATGATCCAGCTTTCCTAGTGAATACCGCCTGGGATTTGGGATATGGAGACAACACCGCTATAATTTTTTTTCAACAAATTGGAAATCAAATAATGGTTATTGATTATTATGAAAATAATAGAGAAGGGTTACCTCATTATGTTCAGATGATTAAAGACAAAGATTATGTTTATGGCGAACACTATGCGCCACACGACATTGAAGTTACAGAATTTAGTAATGGTAAAACGAGACGAGAGATCGCTTACCAATTAGGAATAAGATTTAGGGTACTGCCTAAACTTGGATTAGAAGATGGTATCCACAGTTTAAAAATGGTGTTACCTAAATGTTGGTTTGATGCTGATGCAACAAAACCATTATTAGCTGCGTTAAGACATCATCATCGTAAGTACAATGACAAGATGAGAATTTTTAGTGCAAAACCCGTTAAGGATTTTAGCTCACACGCTTGCGATGCTGCAAGATACATGGCTATATCTTTATCGGAATTACCAAGACAAAAAATGGCTGAACAAAAATTAGCCGAAAATGATTATTCAATACACACGGAGAAATAAATTATGGGTGGAGTAGTAAGAAAAATAATAAAACCTTTTATACCAAAAATGCCAGCGATGCCAGCTATACCAGAACAAAAACCAGTTACAGTTGAAGCACCAAAGGTAGATGATACAGAAAGAAATATAGAAGTCGCAGAAAAAAGAGCTTCCATTAGAAGAAATAGAAAAGGTAGAAGCTCAACAATATTAACAACAGCTGATGGTTTAGAAGATGATGAAATCACAACTAAAAAAACTTTATTAGGAGGATAGTATGGGTGGAGCAAGCAACAGATCTGATGACAGCGGAGGTGGATCAACTTATTCAAGTCAATTAAAAACAATTCAAAAACCAAACCCTATAGTAGAATTTGTTAAAGGTGGTGGAGTTACTGGAGCTATTATTAGAGGTGTTGGAAAAAAGATTGGAGAATTTAAAGAGCAGAACAGAAGAAATAAATTAACTTCACAATTTGATAGTGAAGAAGGTGTTAAGCCAACTTATATTGCACCAAATAATAATAGAGACGATAATAATAATTCTATTCTTTCAACAAACACGGAAGCTACAAAACAAGTAGCATCTTCTGGAATAGTTACTTCAACTGGTATGGTTGCACCAACTACAGCGGAAGTATCACAAGCAACAGCAACAGACGCATCATCAAGTTATTCATCAGATGCAACTCTTTTAGCTAATAATAAAAAAGGAAGAAGATCTACAATTTTAGCTAAAGCCAAAGGTTTAGGCGATAGTAATTTAAACACAACTAAAAGAACATTGGGAGCATAGATGGCAATAACCGCAAAACAACAAGCAACTTTAAAAAAACATAGCGTACATCATTCAAAAAAACATATGAAGGAAATGAAAACAGCCATGAACAAAGGAACAAGTTTTACAAAATCACATAAAATTGCAATGAAAAAGGTGGGAGCATAAATGGCACAAGATCCAAAAGCAAAAATGGTAATAGAGAGATACAATTCTCTTAAAGCTAAAAGAAGTACCTGGGAAGATCATTGGCAAGAACTTGCAGATTATTTTTTACCAAGAAAAGCAAACATAACTGAAAAGCATACACCAGGCGATAAACGTCATCAGCAAATTTTTGATGGTACTGCAACACACGCATTAGAATTATTAGCCTCATCTTTAAATGGGATGTTGACGAATACAATTTCTCCATGGTTTGTTTTAAAATTTAGAAATCAAATGGCAGCTGACGATGATGCTGCTAACGAATGGCTTGAGAGTTGCGCAAAAATTATGCAGCAAGTATTTGCTAGATCTAATTTTCAACAAGAAGTGTTTGAACTTTACCACGAAATGTTATGCTTTGGTACATCCGCTATGTTTATAACAGATGATATGAAAGATGATTTAAGATTTAAAACTTTACACATATCAGAAATATTTATTACTGAAGATAGTAAAGGTATGGTTGATAGTTTAACTAGAAGATTTCATCTTAAAAATAAAAACATACCTTCAATGTATGCAGACGCAGATTTACCTCAAGCTATTTTAACGGATATTGCAAAAGCTCCTTATGATGATGCTGTAATTATTCATTCAGTTTACCCAAATGAGACACCTATGGGTTCTGATAATAATAAAAATATGGATTGGGTATCATGTCATGTTCACGAAAAGACGGGAACACTATTAAGAGAAAGTGGTTTTAAAGAATTTCCTTATGTAGTACCTCGTTATTTAAAATCTTCATCAAACGAAATCTACGGCAGATCTCCAGCTATGAATGCTTTACCAGATACAAAGATGTTAAACACAATGTCTAAAACAACTATCAAAGCAGCTCAAAAACAAATTGATCCACCTTTAATGGTTCCCGATGATGGATTTATTTTACCGATTAGAACTGTGCCTGGCGGATTAAACTTTTATAGATCGGGTACTAGAGAAAGAATTGAACCTTTAAATATTGGTGCAAACAATCCACTTGGTTTAGCAATGGAAGAACAAAGAAGAAAAGCAATTAGAGAAAACTTTTTTGTCGATCAGTTAATGACAGCGCAAGGTTCAAACATGACGGCTACTGAAGTTATGCAAAGAACAGAAGAAAAAATGAGATTGCTTGGCCCCGTGTTAGGTAGATTGCAATCTGAGTTATTGCAGCCACTAATCACTAGAGCATTTAATTTATTATTAAAAAATAATAAGCTACCTCCGATCCCAGAAGAAATTGGCGATCAAGATGTAGAAATTGAATATGTATCTCCATTAGCTAAAGCACAAAAAACTCAAGAGCTTTCATCTGTAATGCGTGGAATGGAAATATTTGGTTCATTGCAAAACATAGCTCCCGTTTTTGATTACTTAGATATAGATGGTTTAGTCGATCACATTCAAGAAGTGTTAGGCTTACCCGCAAAAATTATGAGATCAAAAGCTGAAGTACAACAAAAACAACAAGAAAAACAACAACAAGAAATGGAACAGATGCAGTTACAACAAGCACAACAAGTAGCGGAAAGTGCTGGTAAAGTTGCGCCAGCTTTAAAGGTTTTAGGTGGACAGTAAAGAACTTAAACAACTAGAACTTAATTACAAACAAGTTTTTAATTCTCCCGAAGGTAAAAGTGTTTTGGAAGATTTAAAAAAAAGATGCGGATTTTATAGCACTACTCATACAAAAGGAGATAGTCACGAAAGCGCATTTTTAGAAGGCACAAGATCAGCAATCTTGTTTATTAATAATATGCTTACAAAAAAACCCATGGAGGATAAATGAGCAGCGAAACAAACCAGGTAGCAGTTGAGCCTACAAGCCAAGTGTCTGCGGAAACAGAAACAACATCAACAGCACTAACACCAGAAACAGTAGTAACAGATTGGAAAGCAAATCTTTCCGATGAAATAAGAGCTGATAAATCTTTAGAGAATATTAAAGATATAGAAGGTTTAGCAAAATCTTATGTTCATGCACAAAAATTAGTTGGCTCTGATAAAATACCAGTTCCAAATAAATTTGCTACCGATAAAGATTGGGATGCAGTTTATGAAAAACTAGGTAGACCAGCGGATGCTGCTGGGTATAAATACGATTTACCAGAAGATCAAAAAATAGACGAAGCATCATTAAAAAACTTTTCAGATCAAGCGCATAAACTTGGATTACTTCCTGGTCAAGCAAATGGTATGGTAAAGTTTTATAATGAAATGACAGCCGCATCTTTACAAGAAAGTGAAACTACAGCAGTTGCAGCAAGAGAAGCTAGCTCTAGTGAACTTAAAAAAGAGTGGGGTCAAGCATTCGATCAAAAAATATCACAAGCTGCTAATCTTGCTAAATCAGTTGGCGCAAGTGAATTGTTTAATACTAATATGGCAGATGGAACTAAACTTGGAGACAATCCAATTATGATAAAAGCGTTTGCAGAGTTAGCGGGAAAAATGGGAGAGGATAATATTACTCAATCCTCTGGGCCAACTTTTCAAACACCAGCTCAACTTGAAAAAGAAATTGGAGAATTAACTATGCCAGGTTCAGCGTATTGGGATAAAAGTCATCCTAATCACAAACTTGCTGTAGAAGAAGTTTTGGCTTTACGAGAAAAGAAAAATCAAGTATAGCTCAAATATTGGGATAATCGATAGACCCCAAAAGACATTAGGAAAGACTAACATCTACAAGATGTAAAAGCTAGGTTTCGACCCGCAAGGATAATCAGCCGTTTTAACATAAACATTAACATAACCCAAAGGAGAACTTATTATGAGTTCAAATATAACTACTTCTTTTGTAGAGCAATATAGTTCAAACGTAACTATGCTTTCTCAACAAATGGGAAGTAAATTAAGAGGTTCTGTTGACGTGGAAACTATCAATGGCAAAAACGCATTTTTTGACCAAGTAGGCGTAACTTCAGCTCAATTAAGAACGAGCAGACATGGAGACACACCTCAAATTGATACTCCGCACAGCAGAAGAAGATTAAGTTTATCAGACTACGAGTGGGCTGATTTAGTTGACGATACGGATAAAGTTAGAATGTTGGTTGATCCAACTTCAAGTTACGCAAAAGCAGCAGCAGCAGCTATGAATAGAAGTCTCGATGATGTTATCATCGCAGCTTTAAACGCATCAGCTTCAACTGGTGTAGCTGGCGCAACTGGAGTAGCGTTACCTTCAACTCAAAAGTTTGCAACATCAGATCAATCAGATGGTTTAACTGTAGCAAAACTTTTAGGTGCGAAGAAAAACCTTGATCTAAACGATGTTGATCCTTCTTTAAAAAGGTTCATCGTTTGTTCGCCACAACAAATCGCAGATCTATTAGCTATAACAAGTGTGACTTCTTCGGATTTCAATACTGTTAAAGCTCTTGCACAAGGGGATGTTTCATCTTTCTTGGGATTTGAGTTTATTGTTTCTAACAGATTAAAGTTTGATGCAACTAATGGCGATGACAGATTAATTTTTGCTTACACAGAAGATGCCGTTAAATTAGGTATCGGAAGTGACATTAAAGCAAACATTACTGAAAGAGCTGACAAATCTTATTCTACTCAAGTTTACTACGCTATGTCTTTAGGCGCAGTAAGAATGGAAGAAAAAAAGGTTTTTCAAATCCCTTGTCACGAATAATAATAATAATAGGAGAAAATAAATGACTACATTAAATACTGGTATCGTAGCAAACACTTTAGCTTCCCCGCAAGTTCTTAATGACGCTGCCGAATTACATGGCGTTTTAAGAGTTGCTGCTGGAACTGCTGAATTAGCTGCTGGCGATAGCACAGACAACGATGTTGTTTTGTTAGCACCTATCTCAAGTAAAGCAACGATCTCTCAACTTTTTGTTGGATCAGATACTTTTGGTGGTTCTTGCACAATGAATGTTGGTGTTCACAATTACGATGGCACAGTTGCAGACGAAGATTGTTTTGCAACAGCTGTAGCTGATGCTGCGGCAATGGCTGACGTTAGAACTGAAGCAGCTACAATTAACACAGTTGGACAAAAGCTGTGGGAAATTGCTGGTTTAAGTTCAGATCCAGGAGGATTGTTATATGTTTCTATAACTTTCGCAGCAACTGGTGGAACTGCTGGTACGCTTTCATGGAATATTAGTTACGCAGTTAATTAATAAATAAAATTTTAGGGGGAAGCGGGAGACTTAATCCCCCTAGAGTGCATGATAAAGAAAACAGAAAAACCCAAAACCATTACTCATTTACAGAGTGGAAATTATA